GTTAGCGGCAGATGCGTTGAGTGATTGGGGAAGCAAGGCTAAGCCAGGTGTTGTGGATGCAATAATCGGAGAGCTTAAGAAGACATCGAAGGCAATGGGTGATATGCCCGTGGACGAGTACTTAGTCATGTTAAAGGCGGATGTAAAGCCGACTCTAAGTACGAAGCCCGTTGGAGAAGTCACGGCTCCTCAGGTAATTGTTTACCATGAGAAGCCTATTTCAGCGTTGTATAGTTCGATCTTTCGAGTGTTGGTGCGTAGGTTTCTGTCGTTGATGAAACCCAACTACCACGTCAATTTGTTGAAAGATTCGAAGGATATCGCTGAATTTATTACAGCTAATCATCCGTTTGGGGCGGAAGATCTCAAGTACCTGGAGAACGATTTTTCAAAGTTTGATAAATCTCAATCGCGGTTCGTTTTCAGACTGGAAGAGTATGTGTTTCAGCAACTGGGGATGAATGAAGAGATGCTTAGCAAATGGGTTCATGGGCATATTGAGTGTTCGTTGCGTTCTTTGGCTGTAGGGCTGAGTTTGCATGTGATGTATCAGCGTAAGTCCGGAGACGGTACGACTGCGTTTGGTAATGCTATTCTCAACATACTCAGTGTGAACTATGCGTATCGTGGTACTGCAGTGGTGTGGGCGGTTTTTATGGGTGACGATTCGTTGGTTTGTGCACGTGCGGTAGTAGCAGATAGCGAAGCTGTGCAGGTTCTGGCTGAAGTGTTCAATTTGTCTGCCAAGAATTATGTCACTGATGCGCCGTATTTTGCTTCGAATTTTGTGATTCTGGACGATGCAAGATTAACGGCCACTATGTGTCCTGATGTGATCAAGCGCGTGGAACGGTTGTCCATGCATATCTCCGCGGATGATCCGCAGTGGCATGAACGCTATGTCAGTTTTCAAGATTCTATGGCTGTGTTCAAGGACGAGGCTGTGATTCAGAAGTTGGCCGTTGTTTTGCCTCAGAGATATGAGACTTCGGAAGGGTTAGTAAGAGGCGCGGCTTCGGCGTTGGGAACTGCGGTACGCAGTGAGAGTGTTTTCCGTAAGTTCTGGGCTTCTGAGCCTATCTTATTGATGGCTTGAGGGCTCCGGTTGACCGCTTGGTAGGTGGTTATTTCATTTGTTTGTTAGTTTGTACTTTCGTTTATTTCTTTGTTTGGGTTTTCCAATTAAT